CGTCAAGCAGTTCAACGGCCAGTCACCTGAACCGCAGAACGCCCACCTGCGAATGCTGGCCCAACTGTTCTCAGGCGAGACGGGTATCCCGATCGGCGAACTGGGCATCATCGGCGACTCAAACCCGACGTCATGGGAAGCGATGGAGACCTCGCGCGAGGACATCATCGCCGAGGCCGAACAGGCCGCTCGGACGTGGAAGCCGGACATTTCAGCAGCCGTCCGCCGCGCTCTGGAGATGAAGAACAAGGGCGATATCCCCGCCGACCTGGTGCCAGTGCCCGACTTCCGTCCCGCCCAGCACGTCTCACGCTCGGCCGCGGCAGACTCGGGCTCGAAGATCATCGACAAGGTGCCTTGGCTGGGCGAAACGTCGGTCGGCCTCGAGCTGTTGGGCTTGTCCAAGTCGCAGGCCGAGCGCGCGATGGGCGAGAAGCGTCGCATCGCCGGAACAGCTGCGCTGCGCGACATCCTCGCCCGCGTGAGCAGCACGGAGACTGATGACGACGCCGACGCTGCTGCGGTCTGACCTGTCCAATCTGGTTGACCTGGCAGAGCGCGACCTCGATGTCGTCTGGGCCAACACCAGCACGCGAACGCAGACCCGGACGGCGCTCAAGGACGTACTGCCGGCGCTGTTGTCGACGTACACGCTCGCAGCTACCGCCATTGCGGCCGACTGGTACGACGAGTACAGGGAAGGTGTCGGTGCCGCCGGCTCATTCACTGCGACGCCCGCCGAGGTCAAGACCCTTGGCGCTCTGAAACTGGCCGATTGGGCTACCGGCTACGGCAACACCGCCGACACGATCAAGAGCCTGGCCGTCGGCGGAATGATGAAGCGAATCCTCAACGGATCGCGCGACACGATCATCGGCTCAACGCTGCGCGACCGCGCGGCGCGCGGCTGGATGCGCGTCGGGGTCGGTTCCTGCTCGCTGTGCAGGCTCCTGATCGCTCGCGGCGCCGTCTACACCCGCGCAACGGTCGACTTCGCCACGCATGACCACTGCAAGTGCCAGGGGGCCCCAGCGTTCCCCGGCGTCGACCCGATCAACGTTCAGGCGTACCGCGCCAACGCGCGAAACCGAAGCGCAGAAACGAAGGCGAAAGACAACGCCCGCGCTCGCGAGTGGATCGCCGAACACCTCTAGACCTCCCACTGCACCAGTGGGCTACGCCGACGCGAGGCGGTCAACTCGCGGAATCAGGAGCACGAACCATGCCCGAATCAGAAGCGAACGACTCGACCCAGGACGGCAACAACACCAGCGAGAAGACGTCCGGCGCTGGCGATGAGTTCAAGGCCATCACGACCCAGGCAGACCTGGACAAGATCATCGGCGAACGCGTCAAACGAGAGCGCGACAAGTACGCCGACTACAAGGACTTGAAGTCGAAGGCGGACGAGTTCGACAAGCTCGCTGAAGCCAACAAGTCCGAGATCGAGAAGGCCAACGACCGGGTGACCAAGGCGGAAGCCGAGGTCGCGAAAATCCCCACCGCAGTCTCCGAGCAACTCAAGGCCCATCTGGTCCAGTTGCACGAGATCTCCGACGAGGACGCGGAACTGTTCCTGACCGCCACCGATCCCGAACTGCTGCTCAAGCAGGTTTCACGCCTACTTGGCCGCGAGAACGAGCAGAAGAAGACGAACAACTTCTCTGCGCGCGAAGGGGATCACTCCACCGCCAAGCCGACCCCCGCTGACGCATTCGCAGCAGCGGTCGAGTCGGCATTCAGCTAACCCGAAAGGAGATCCCAGCCATGGCTGGTATCGACGTCAATCGCACCACGTCGGGCGTTGTCCTCCCCAAGGAGGTCTCGTCTGAGATCTGGGCAGACATGCAGGAGGCTTCGGCCGTCCAGAATCTCGCCCGCCGAATCGACCTGCCAGGCTCCGGCGTCACCATCCCCGTCATCACGGGCGACGCCGAGGCCGAGTGGGTCGCAGAAACCGACGAGAAGCCGGTCGACCGGCCCTCGTTCGACTCCAAGGACATCACGCCCTACACGCTGGCCGTGATCGTTCCCTTCTCCAACCAGTTCAAGCGCGACCTGGCTGCCCTCTACAACGAGTGCGTCCGTCGTCTGCCCGGAGCCCTGGCCAAGAAGTTCGACGCGACCGTGTTCGCTGCCTCGGGTGCTCCCGGTGGCAACTTCGCCCAGCTCGGCGGCGCTACCGCTGTCGCGATGGGTCCGCACGCGACCGACGTGAAGAAGAACACCTACGCCGGACTCGTGCAGGCCTACACCGAGGTCGCCAACAACGGTGGCGCTCTGGACGGGTGGGCGCTGTCCAGCCAGGCCAAGGGTCTGCTGCTGGGTCAGGTCGACACGACCGGGCGCCCGCTGCTGCTCGACTCGATCCAGAACGGGTCGGCCGTGCCGCAGTTGCTCGGTGAGCCGGTGTACTACTCCAAGGGCGTCTACGCCGCCGGATCGCCGAACACCATCGGTTTCGCTGGCGACTGGGACACCGCTGTGTGGGGTTCGGTCGAGGGCATCTCGATCAGCTTCTCCGAGGGCACCATCACCGACGGCACGACCGAGATCGAGGTCGGTGAGGAGACCGCCGAGATCCCGAATCTCATCAACCTGTGGCAGCGCAACATGTTCGCTGTCCGGGCCGAGATCGAGATCGGCTTCCAGGTCCGCAACGTCAACCGCTTCGTGAAGCTCACTGACGGTACGCGTACCTGATCCGGCTGAACAACTGAACAGAGGAGGTGGCGGCCGATGACGTATGCAATCCCCAGCGATGTTGAGGTCGTCCTCGGCCGCCCCGCCTCATCTGATGCTGAGACTGCTCAGTGGCAGGCATGGCTCGACACGGTGGAGCGTTCCATCGAGCGAGCGTTCCGACGTGCCGGCCTGGACCTGGACACCCAGGTTGCTGCTGGTGACCCGACCGCTGATGACGTCAAGGACGTCATGGTGGCCGCGGTCGTCCGCAAGATCCAGAACCCGACCTGGGGTGTCACGTCCGCCACTCACTCGCTTGATGACGGATCGGTCACGACCCGCAATGAGAGCCCCGGCGCGTTCCAAGACCCACTGGCGCTACTCGAGACCGAGATCGGCGACCTGTTGCCGTCCGGTCCCGGTGGTGCGTTCTCGATCCGGCCGTACTACGAGCCCGACACGTTCCCGTGTGAGTGGTTGGGATGACTCACCCGTTCGGCGGCCAGCTTCTCAACGCGCTGCCTGAGCTACGGGCGATGGCCGAGTCGCGGATGCTCGACACTTGCATCGTCGAGTACAAGACGGGCAACAAGACCCGCGATCCCGAGACTCGCACTGAGGTCGACGAGTACGCCACTCGATTCACCTGCCGGTGCCGCATCAAGGACATGGGTTTCGCTGACGGTGATCAGCAGGTCGGTGGCCGGCGCGAGGTGACTGGCGCAACTCAGGTCCATCTGCCATGGGATGTCGAGCAGGTCTACACCGACGACCGCATCACGATCACCGCGGTCGGGTCGATGACCCCTGCGCGCTATCTGGGCCGCGTGTTTTACGTCGGCTCCGATCACGACCGTTCGCAGGCCACGGCGACCCGCCTGAACGTCAAGGAGGCGCCGTGAGCGCGCCCTATGTTCCCCTGCCGGTCGCTCGACGATTCCGATCACTGGCGATCTGGCGGGAAGTCGTCCGCCGCATGAAGGAGGCGCCGTGAGCATCGCGATCAAGTCGAATGGCGCCACCATCGCCGCGGATCTGGGGCGACAGTCGGGGCGGATGACACGACGGATGATTGCGGTCGTTCGTGAGGCTGGCGATGACATGGCCGACGCCTGGCGCGACAACGCGATCGAGTCATCGGGACGCCACGGCAAGCACTACCCGAAGGCGATCCAGAGCCGACCCGTGTCGCCGCTGACTGTTGTGGTGGCTCCGTGGGGCTCGGGCAAGCAGTCCGACATGAGCTTCGAGTTTGGTTCGCGTAACCAGCCTCCCCACCTTGATGGGCAGCGGGCCCTGGACGCTCTGCACAAGGCGATTGAGCGTCGCATCGAACTGGCCTCGTCGGTGTTCTGATGCCCGACTTCGCCGCGTTGTTCGAGGCCAGGCTCAAGACCGTCCCCGACCTGCTGGTGTATGACGGCGAAGCGCCGACCGGCAAGGACGAGCCGGAGAACTATGTCGTCTACTACACGACGACCCCGCGCCAGGAGACCGCGCGGTTGTCCGCGGATCACTCGATGCGCGGCCACACCATCTCCACGATGTGTGTCGGCAAGTCTCCGTGGCAGGTCCGCGAGACGGCGAAGGTCGTCCACGCGGCCTTGACTCGCCATCGCCTCGCCACAGCGGCTGAACCGATCCGTCTCGGAACGGCAGGTCAGGTACGCGACGACAGCACCGTGAACCCCCGCAAGTGGATCGTCACTGACGTGTGGCGTTTCAACGCGCCCGCCTGACGGCCACTTCCTCAACCCTCACTCACCCACGAAAGGGGCTGTTTGCCATGCCCGAACTCGTCCGCGTGCGCGTCAAGGCCACCGGCGCCCTGATCTGGGTGTCCCCGATCGAAGTTAACGACTCGGTCGAGGTCTGCGACGAGCAGCCATCCCGCGCCTATGGCCAAGCGGCACCCAAGGCGCACAAGAACCTCAAGCCGGCGCTGCCTGACGCCTCCCCCTCCGACAAGGGCGGCGAGCCGGACGAGAAGCCACCTGGAACCGCCAGTGGCTCGCACGCCGGGAAGTCCGGCACCACGAAGGAGGGGTCATCCAAATGACCGTCATCATGCCCGAAGGTGTGCCCACTCTCGGCAACACCAGTGTCCGTTGGGTCGCGTCGATCGCTGACCTCGACGAGCCCACTCTCACCGAACTCACCGCAGCGGCACCGGCCTCGCTGGACATCTCGTGCTTCCTCATGGAAGACGGGTGGCAGCCGGGCCAGAACGTGAACCGGGCGAGCGCGAAGCGACGCCTCTGCCAGCGCACCACAGTCGAGCGAATCACGTCGACCGTGCAAACCCTGGGCGACCTGGGCTACTCGTTCGACCCGCAGGCCGCGGACGCCTCAGACGGCAAGAAGGCCTACACCACCCTCACCGAGGGGAAGGCGGGCTACTTCGTCGAGCGTCTCGGCCTGGACGCCAAGACCGACGCCTGGGCTGCGGATGACTTCGTGAACATCATCCCGGTCACGCTCGGCCCGCAGCTCATCGTCGCTCCCACCGATGACGGCGCCGAGTACCAGATCACGCAGGCGGTTTCGGTGCGTTCGGCGCGCATCGACAACGTCAAGATCGTCACCGGCGACTGACGCACCCAGACAGCCCGGCGCTGCGGTCCAGGCAGCGCAGCGCCGGGCTGACCCTCCTGCCTGGACTGCCTGAAGGGGTCCCATGAGCAAGCCGTCATTTGCTGACGTCATGGCATCGAACAAGAACGGTCGCCGCAAGATCGTCGAGCGGGTCTGCTTCTCGGCCGACCTGGCCGAGGAATACCACGCCCTGTCGATCGAGTACGCCGAGGCCAAGCGGGCCGAGGACAGCCGCGCCGCTGCCGCGGACCCGGACAAACCATCGGGCCGGCGGTTGAACGCTGATCCCGAGTCGGTGAAGGTGCTCAAGAAGCTCGAGGCGCTGATCGGCGACAACTCGGACGCGTTCTACGACGTCGAGTTTGAGCAGGCTCGCGATGCCGACTGGCGCGTGTTCCGCGCCCAGCACGCGCCCCGTGACGACGACGACAACGACCGCGGCTACTTCAACGCCGACACATTCCCACGGGCAGCGGTCGCCGAGTACATGCTCGATCCCGAGCCGACAGACGAAGTGCTCGCGTACTTCGACGAGAACCTGTCCCACGGCGAGTGGGACCGCCTCGGTCACCTGATCTGGAAGCTGAACGAGGGTGTTCGCTCGGTCCCAAAAGCCGAGGCGGACATGATCTCGCTGCTTCTACGTGGAAGCGAGATCGAGTAGCCGCCGCTACCTCGCTCAACCAGTCGTTCCGGCGCTTCATGGGCGACGAACCAGCTGAGATCCACGAATACCGAGACGCGGACGGCGAACCGTGCGCCATGGCTGACGCCTGGACCACGGTCGTCACACGCGAACCCGAATGGGACGACGAATCACGCGACCTCGTGCTCGACCTCCGCGAACACGACCAGATGATCCACCACGGCTGCGGCAACCACATGTCCGTTTCCATGGACAGCAACCTGAGCCGAGTCGTCAATCACCACCGCCTCGTCTGCCAGGACTGTCGCGCGATCGACCTCGCCCGCAAGGAGTGGCACAAGGAACAGCGCCACGAAGGCGACATCGACCGATGCCAGGTCTGCGGCGACGAGCAGTTCTACATCGAACGGCGAGACCCGATCACTGGCGCGTGAAGTCGTTACAGTCCTCGATCGTCAAGTATTGCCCCTTCTTTGCCTCTACGAAGACGTTCCCGTCACCCAGGTGGTTGCTGATGATTCGGTCGCCGTTGGGGTCTGACGAGAGCTTCCAATAGCAGTCAACATTGTCGGCTGACTTGTATCGACCTGGCTTCATGTCACTGCCCACGAGATAAACCCCGTCTCCGCTGACGGTGTTGTCTTCCATTGCGGCTTCCGATTTGACGAGCGCGCCTTCTCGGTCCGAAAGCTGCGACTCCTTCGCCTCGATTGCATCCTCGCGCTCCTTGATGTCGGACTCACGATCCGCATAGTCCTCGATCTGACTTCGAAGCGCGGCGACCTCATCGGCCTTCGCTTTGTAGGCACTGCTCTCTTCCGCCGCCGGCCGCGTCAGTGATGCACCCGCCACGGCTCCGACCAGACCGCCGATCAAGAGCGCGCCGATGAGCCCAGTTGCCCGGCTGCGTATCGCGCGATCGAACGCGTTGGGGCCTTCGCGTTCCGGCGTGGGTGATGGCGCGTCTGTCATGTCCAGAAATCTAGCCCGATTCGAGGTGCGCCGTGGCAGATCGCCGACTTTGGATCACCATCGGGGCCAACATCTCTGGGCTGCAAGCTGGACTCGCCACGGCGCAGCAGGGCGTGAAGGACTTCGACAAGTCGCTCCAGCAGAACGCGGCTCGCCGCCAGGGCATCAACGACCTGGGGACTGCGTTCGGGAAGGTCGGGCTGGCTGCTGCTGGCGGCATTGCCCTGGTGGTCAAGTCGGCGATGGACTGGGAGACCGCTTGGACTGGCGTCCGCAAGACGGTTGACGGCAGCGAGGCCGACTTGGCGAGGCTCGAGGGCCAGTTGCGCGAGATGGCTCGGACGATGCCAGCGACCCACCAGGAGATCGCAGCGGTCGCCGAGGCGGCCGGACAGCTCGGCGTGGCCACGCCGAACGTTGCCGAGTTCACCCGAATCATGGTCGAGCTGGGCGAGACCACGAACCTGACGGCCGACGAAGCCGCCACCTCGCTCGCGCAGTTCATGAACGTGATGCAGACAGCGCCCGACAAGGTAGACAACCTCGGCGCGGCGCTGGTCGCTCTCGGAAACGATGGCGCTTCGACCGAACGCGACATCGTCCAGATGGCGCAGAACATTGCGGGCGCCGGCAGGACTATCGGGCTGTCCGAGGCGGACGTCCTTGGCATCGCCAACGCGCTCGCGTCGGTCGGCATCGAGGCCGAGGCCGGTGGCTCGGCTGTTTCTCGGATCTTCATCGACATGGCCAAGGCCGCGAAAACTGGCTCAAAGGAGCTCACCACGTGGGCCAAGGTCATCGGCATCTCCAGGGATGAGTTCAAGAAGCTGATGGCCGACGATCCGGCGGTGGCCTTTGCGGCTTTCACGAAGGGGCTGGGGCGAATCAACAAGGAAGGCGGGAACGTCTTCAAGCTCCTCGAAGACCTGGGCCAGTCCGATGTCCGAGTCACTCGAGCATTGCTTGGCATGGCGAACAGCGGAGACCTGTTGGCCGACTCCATCCAGCTCGGCTCCGAGGCGATGCGCGACAACACGGCCTTGTCGGAGGAGTACGGCAAGCGTGCCGAGACGGCAGCAGCCAAGGCGCAGGTGGCGTGGAACGGGATCAAGGACAACCTGATCACCATCGGCTCCGACGCGCTGCCAGTGGTGAAGGAATTCTCCGAATCGGTCGCGGAACTGACCGGTTGGTTTTCCGACCTGCCACCACTCGTGCAGGGAAGCGTCTTGAAGTTCCTCGCGCTCACCGCTGCCCTGGGCGGCGGAGGATTCGTGCTGTCGCGCACTGTGACTGGCTTCTCCAATCTCGCCAATACCCTCAACAACGTCTCCGGGAGTGCTGACAAGCTCACCCGGTCGCAGCTCTTTGCGCGAGGCGGTTCGCTTGCGCTCGGGATGGGCCTGCTGTCCATTTCAGAGGCGGCCGACGATGCCAACGTGAGTCTCGGGGCCGCCGCGACCACTGCCAGCGCTCTGCTAATCGGCTGGGGCGCCGGTGGCCCGGTCGGTGCGGCGGTCGCGACTGCTGGACTGTTCTTCAAGAGCATCATCGAGTACTCGACCGAGGCTGAGAAGCGGCAGCGGATGCTCGAGGAGCGGACCGAACGCATCGTAGGCCTCCTGGACCAGCAGACGGGGGCCGTGACCAAGCTCGCAGAGGCCGAGCAGCGTCGCGCGCTGGCGAAGGACGGAACCCTTAAGGAAGCCGAGGCCAAGGGCCTGAACCTCGGCGATGTCGTGAAGTCGAGTCTCGGTGATGAAGCCGCGATGGCTCGGATCAACGAGCAGCTCCAGGCAAGGGCCGATGCGGTGCGGGCGAACGTCGACGCTGCGGGCGAGTGGCTGAATCTGCCGGGCCGCACTGGCGCTGACATCTTCGGATTCGAATCGAAGGCGCCGCTGTCGCTGGATGATCGGAGGTTCGCGTCCGATCTCGGCATACAGGCCGACAAGATCCGGCAGGCCCAGTCAGAGATCTCGCAAGCCAATCGCGCCGCCTACGAGTCGGAGGGCGCATTCGGAGCGGCTGCATACGGTCTTGCCCAGGCAGCCGGTGGTGCCGATAAGTACGTCGGCGCGCTGGACAAGCTGCCGAAGAAGGTCAAGACCGATATCGAACAGAACGGTGCGGATGCCTCGAAGGCGAGCATCGCTGCGCTGGCCAAGGCGTATGACCTGACCCCGAAACAGGTCCGCACCATCTTGGAGGCGATCGATAACGCGACCGGCGATTTGGACGATGTTCGCGCCAGGATGAAGCGTCTCGATGGCATGGCTGCATGGGTGAACGTGTACGCCAGGACCGACGCAGCGCGCGTGGCGATCGCGGCTATCCCCGGCGTCGGCTCGCCCCTGTCGGCGGTCGTGAACGTGATGCGGGTGATGTCGACGAAGCAGGCCGATGGCTCCGTCCTCAGCTTCTTCGGCGATGGTGGAATGCGCGAAAACCACGTGGCTCAGATCGCGCCGGCCGGGTCCTGGAGGGTGTGGGCGGAGGACGAGACGGGCGGCGAGTCTTACATCCCGCATGCGCCGTCGAAGCGCCGGCGGTCGCTGGAGATCTGGGCCGAGACGGGACGAATTCTGGGCGTCCAGGGGCTCGCGAACGGCGGCATCTCCGGTGGTTCGCCCCCCGCTGGCTATGTGTTGCCGCCGGGTGCTCAGTTCCGGCTGGTGGGTGCGGATCTGATTGAGCTGGTGGATAGCCGTGTGAGTGCGGGTATCGGTAGCCAGGCGAACTTCAACGCTCGTGATCGTCGGAGGAGTCGCTGATGACGACTGTGGTGATGCAGGCGACGTCGGATACGTACATCATTCAGGACAACCTGACGTGGGCTGGTGCGTCGTCGGCGAAGTATCTGACGGTCACGGGTACGGGTGGCGGGTCTCAGCGGCTGGCGTTCTTGTACTTCAATCGGCCGTTCCCGCTGGGTGCGTCGATCGTGTCGGCGACGCTGCGGCTGTATCAGAAGGGCGCCGCGTCTGGTGGCGCTCGCGAGCTTCAGGTGCGGAATGTGGCTGCGGCTTGGCAGGAGTCGAAGCTGCGGTTCAACAACGCGCCGGGTGTGCGGGCGGTGTCGGCGAACTCTGGGTCGCAGGGCAACGGCGGTGCGGATGGTCGCGTGTGGGAGATCGACGTCACTGCGCATATGCAGGAGATCTCCGACGGGGCGGCTTGGTACGGCTTCCGGATCGCCAGCACGAACACGACGATGATGTACCTGTTTTCGTCGAAGTCCGACGTGTTCCAGCCGTCGCTCGAGGTGGAGTGGGCTGACGAGCCCGACGTGCCGTCGGTGTTGTCGCCTGCGGGTGGTCGGGCGGTGTCTCTGGCACGCCCGACGTTGCGGACTGACTTCGTTGACCATGGCGGTGACACGTCGATCGCCGGCATCCACATTCAGATGAATGCCGACGAGGTCCCGACGGGCTCTCCCGATGTTGACACCGGGGATGTGGCGACTGCGGAGCCGCAGTGGACGGTCGACTTCGACATCGACGCGGATGCGGTGTGGTGGTGGCGTGCCGAGGTGATCGACGGGGCCGGGTTGCGGTCCGGCTGGTCGGACTGGGTGTCGTTCACGCGGACCGCGAAGCCGACGGTGACGATCACGAACCCGACCGCGGGCACAGTGTCGGAGGCCACGCCGCCGATCTCGTGGACGGTGTCGGAGACCCAGGTGGCGTATCAGGTGTTCATCACCGATCCAGCTGATCCGGCGACGGTGCTGTGGACGACGGGCAAGGTGTCATCGTCGGCGACGACGGCGACGGTGGCCGATGCGGTGTTGGCTCCGGGTGCCGAGTACGGGTTGACGGTGCGGGTGTGGGATGAGGCTCCGCGTGAGGCGACTCCTGGTGATCCGCCGTACACGGACGTGTCGACGACGTTCACGTTCGAGCTGTCCAGTGATGTTGACCCGGTGACCGATCTCGTGGTGGTCGCGTCGACGGATTCGCCGGCTGTGACCCTTCGGTGGGAACGGGCGGACGCACCTGACTCGTACACGATTCTGCGTGACGGGGTCCCGATCGCAGCGAACGTGCTGCCGGTGGACACGATCACGTCCGGCACGTCGAACGAGTGGGTCGATGCGTTCCCGTCACCACGGCGTGAGCACGTCTGGCAGGTTCTGGCGGTGGTCAACGGCGCCACGAGCGACGACAACCCCGAGGACATGTTGACGACCCGCCCCAAGGGTGTGTGGCTGTCCACGCTCGACGGGTCGCTGAGCGTGTGCCTGTCCGGTGACGGGGACAACCCGGCGGTCCCTTCGGTGGAACCGAACGAGGTGTCGTCGGTGGACTACCCGCTGGGCGCTGACTATCCGGTGGTCCGCACGCAATCGCTGTATCAGCGCAAGGGCGAGGTGTCCGGATCGCTTGGTCCGGCACCGCTGAGCGAGCTGGATGGCATCGCGGACGTGTGGGCTGCGTTGGTGCGCCGCCGCAGTGAGCCGTTGTCTCTGGTCGCGGCCGATGCGGGCATGAAGGTCCAGATCTACAACACGTGGACTGGTCTGCTCGATGAGAGCACTGACTGGAACGGTGCGGGGTTCATCGACGTCGGGTTCTCCTACGTGCAGGTCGGCTGACCGATGCAGTCGTTGGGGCTGTCGGCCGCGAACTACAAGATCTACCTGGCGACCCTGGCCAGCTCGTATGAGTTCAAGGTCACGGTGCAGATCCTGACCAACGAACACCAGGTGGTCTCCACCATCTCCAATCGCCTGCTCGATGGCCAGGTCGACGCCGAAGGCGTGCTGATGCAGGACGGTCGGGTGGACGTGTCCCGCACATGCAGTCTGGAGTTGCTCGACGTCGGCCGGACGCTCGGTTTCGACAGTGATTCGCCGGCCGATGGTGCGTTGTATCTGGATCGGATGGTCCGGGTCATCTATTCGGTGCGCTGTCCGTTCGGGTGGGTGGACGTGCATGTGTTCACGGGCCCGGTGATCAAGGTCGACCGTGACGACGACGTGGTCAGCGTCGAGGCGCACGGCAAGGAAGAGTTCGGGCTCGGGCAAGCGTGGAACTCCTACACGTACAAGGGCACCAAGTTCGAGGCGCTGCGGGGCCTGCTGCGGCGGATGGGCGAGGCCGACAAGTACATGGATCTGCCGTCGACCAAGGAGAAGCTGGTCAAGCCGGTCGCGATCGGCCGCGAAACCCAGCTGTGGCCGACCGCGTTCGGACTCGCCTCCTCGATGAACCGGATCCTGTTCTACGACGGCATGGGCGTGGTCCGCACGCCGCTGAAGTCCGACGCCCGGTCTCGGCTGACGTTCCGTGGAGGCAACGGTGGGCTGCTGTGCAGCGAGCCGCAGATCTCGTACTCGACCGACGACATGCGTAACTGCGCTCTCGTGCGGGGCGGGAAGCCGAAGGGCAGCAAGAAGGCCGTGTCAGCGACCGTGGTCGCGCCAGCCTCGCATGCGCTGAATCCGTTCAAGATCGGCCGGCGTGGCTGGGGCCGCTACTACGCCGAAGTCGAGGAGAACACCGACATCCGCACGCAGGCGAAAGCCACAGCTCGAGCGAACGCGTTGCTGAAGGCGGCGCTGGCTCAGCAGACCGAAGCGACCTGGCAGTGCCTGCCCGTGCCGCATCTAGACCCGTGGGACATCGTGACCGTCGCGACCGGTCGCAGCACGGTCACGGTCCGCACGCGTCGGTTCTCGCTGCCGCTGATGGCTGACGAGCTGATGACCGTCGGCTACACCAAGCCGCTGACCAAGCCACGTGCCGTCCGGAGGGCCTGAATGTCTGAACTGTCTCGCGGTCGTGTGGTCTCGGTCGTCACCCGCACTGCCGGTGACGTGCTGGCCGAGGCTGCGACGTCTGGTGCGACCACGTTGGTGGTCGACGACGTGTACCCGTTCAGTGAGGACGGTGGCGGGCTGTCGATCGACGGCAGCAACACGATCCTCTACACGGCTACCGATGACGACGCTTCGACGATCACGCTGGCCGCACCACTGGCCGACGACTACGAGGCCGGCGCCGTGGTCGACGCGTTGCCGCTCGCGCCGGAGAAGGTCGCCTCGATCGTGCAGGACGACGAGGGCGAAGCGATCCCGGCCCGCGTGCTGCACACACTCGATGCGTTCCTGCCCGAAGGCGTGCGTGACCCGGACGCCCAGGAGTCAGTGCTGCTGCTCGGCGACGGTGACGAGTGGGTCGTGCTCGACGTGATCGGCCGACCCGCCCAGGTCGACGGTGCCGCCGTGGTCGGGCCACTGCCGAACGCGGACCTGTCCGACGGGTTCCCGCCCCCCTCGTCACCGACGCCAGTCACCATCGCGGGTCTGCGTCAGGTGTTCGTAAAGTGGGACCTGGTCGTCAACAAGGATCTGGTGAAATACCAGGTCCACGTCACCACGGACCCCGATGCCGCGGTTCCCGTGCCCGATGATCCAGCGACGATGCTCGACCCGACCCCGGCCACGATGGTCGCAGTGTCGGCGCTGCCGGACGGCACCCCGCCCGAGTACGACACGACGTACTACTTCGCGGTCATCGCGACGGACCTGGACGGTGCGGCCGAGCCATCACCTTGGGTCGCCGGTCAGATGGATCGAGCCGCCTCCGGTGACCTGGTCGCCGGCGCGGTCACGACCGAGACGCTCGACGCCGTGCTCGCGATCCTCGGCCTGTTGCAGATCGGTGGCGGCCTCATCGAGCTGTCCCCGCCGACTGCTGAGGACGATGGCCAGGGCGGCCTCACGCTGGGCGGCGGGATCATCATCCGCGACCCGGCCAACCCGACCGGCGAACCCCTCGTCAGGTTGCACCCGAACGGCTGCACCTTCCGCGGCCAGGTCGTGGCCGACATCATCACGGTCCTGCAAGACCTGCTGATCAACGGCGACGCCCGCTTGGCGTCTGGCTCCACGTTCACGCTCTCCAACGGCGTCGCGGACCCGATCCAGGCACCGACCCTCTCGCAGGGCCCGCAGGCGCTCCAAGGATGGCCAGCGGCCCCGTCGGGGCGAGTGCTGCGCGGCCTGTGCTGGGACCCCGACAACGAGCAGTGGTGGCAGCTCCTCGAGCGCACCAGCGATCATCGGGCGATCGCGCGCACGGTCGATCTCGGCGGCGAGCCCGGACCCGAGATCGTGCTCAGCGGGCCGTCCGGTCGCACCTATCTGAGCGTGTCGGGCATCGCCTACAACGCCGGCAAGCTGTTCTACACGGCGAAGATGTCCTGGAGCGGTCTGTACGCCCACGTGCTGATCAGGACCACGACATCTGGCGGCTACGAGACCAGCGCCTACGGGACCGCTGCCAGCAGCTCGAGCCTCGTCCCCGGCCAGGCCGCGGTGGCGCCCGTGACCTACGGCGGTATCTCGAGCAACATGCTGTTCGCGTACCCCGCCAAGGACTCCTGGGACTCCTGGATCCAGATCGAGGAGCGATCGAGCGCTTCCCTCACATGGGACGCCTCCTACGAGGTCCCGGGCGGTCCCGGGATCGCGGCGGATTCGTCCCTGCGCGGCGTCAGCTATGGCGAGACCAGCTATGACGGATCCTCCAAGTACACCCTGGTCGCAGTCAACCGCGCCTGGGTCTACAACGACGACCTGCCGATGTCCGAGGACGAGGCTCACTCGTGGGACCTCAACGGCGGGTCGGTCTACAACGGCGGCGCCGCCTACAGTCCCGATTACGGATGGGTCACGGCCAACGGCGACGGCAACCTGTACCGATGGTCCGACTACTACCCCGATGACGACGGCGTCTGGACGGCCAAGTACGTCGACACCGACGGAGCGCAACACACCAAGGCGTCCCCCGCCAGGACCATCGCCGTCGACAAGCGCCGATACGTCGTCGCCTCCCTGCCGCCGGCACCCGCCGGAATCACCGGATTCGACCTGTATGTCGGCTACGACGCGACCGGCGCAGCCTCCACGCTCTACAAGCGCGACGAGACCAGCTTCACGCGCTCAGTCATGCTGCTCGACGGCAAGCAGACCACCGGCTCGACCTCTGTGCCGACGACGAACACGCTCGGCGGCTCCGCAGCCGAGATCGCCAGCGAGGTCGGCGGCGGCATCCTCCGCGGCGACGGGTCTGGCGTCTGGGACCTCGACCGGATTCGGACGAGCGACCCGGAACTACTGACCGCGCTGTCCCCGTTCAGCGGCTCGACCATCACACTCCAACGCGTTGGAAACCTGGTCATCGCCACGGGATACATATCCCGCTCCGGGAGCTTCTCGACCACGTTCACGGCCTGCGCCGACATTCCCACAGGCTTTCGACCTCACGACGAGAGCGCCTTGATTCCGGCGAGCGCCGTTTTCAACTCAACCAACACGTTCCAGTTCTGGGCTCACTCAGCCACCGCCGCCGACCCGGCGTCGAGGAGCAAGCTCGAACTGCGTCAATCTGCGACCACAAGCTTGGCCATGGCAGTGAACGCCGCGTGGGTCACTGCGGATTCGTGGCCCGCATGACCGCGCTCGAAGCCGGAAGGGGCTGACGTGCCCGATCCACATGATCAGCTCGCGAAGGCTGTCAGCAGTCTGGAGCGGACGATCGACAAGCTGCGTGACGAACTGGTCCGCAAGGACGTCTACACCGCCGAGCGTGAAGCCGACCGCGCCGAGGTCACAACACTGCGTGACTCTGTCGCCAAGATCGAGGGCACGCTGACCTGGTTGTCGCGGACCCTGGTCGCGTCGCTGCTGCTGCCGCTGGCCTCGACGATCATCATCGTCTACGTCCTCAAGCAGGGGGGATGAATCGCATGCACCGCCGACTCCGCCTGATCGCCGTCACGCTGGTCACGGCGATCGCGCTCATCTCATTGGCCGGCGTCTACATCGTGCTGGACAACCTGACCGATGAGACCGCGCACGCCAAGGAGCGCTACACCGCATCCGCCGCGGACCGAGCGGACCTGCGCCAGAAGGTCGAGATCCTCACCAAGCAGGTCGAAGGCCTCGGCGAGACGCCCATCGTCACGCCTGAGCAGCCACTGCCCCCCGAGCTGCGATACGTCCCAGTCCCAGGCCCGCGCGGCCTGCCCGGCCTGCCCGGCCGCGACGGCGCTGACGGTGAGTCGATCACCGGCGAGCCGGGAGCTGCCGGTGCGACCGGCGCTCAAGGGCCTGCGGGCCCGAAGGGCGACACCGGCCCGGCTGGTCCTGCTGGCGCCGACGCGCCTCGGATCAGCGATGTGTCGTGTGACGGGACGACGGGCGTGTTCACCCTGTCCGACGGCAGCGAGTACCGCGTGAAGGGCATGTGCGCCCCATCGGGTCCGCTGTCACCAGCCGGCTGACCCCGTACTTCCATCTCGAGCCCTCGCCACCTGGCGGGGGCTTTCTCATGCCCAGGAGGCAGCATGCGTCCAGCACCGCAACGCACCGGTACCGCCTACGGAGTGCCCGGAAAGATGTGGAAGGCCGGCCACCACACCGGGATCGACCTGCTGTGTCCGACCGGAACGCCGATCGTCGCCGCCGCTGACGGCAAGGTGCTGCATGCGGGCAAGAACTCGGCCACCGGGTGGGGCGCGGCCTACGGCACGCACGTGATCATCGAGTCGAAGGTCGCGGGCAAGACCTACCGCCACCTCTACGCGCACCTGTCGAAGACCTCGGTCAAGGCCGGTGCGACGGTCCGGATCGGTCAGGAGATCGGCAAGTCCGGCGCGACCGGCAACGTCACCGGCCCGCACCTGCACTTCGAGGTCCGCGTCTCGAACTACGCCTACGGCCGGGACGTCGACCCGAAGATCCTGCTCGACGTCCACGCGGGCCCAGTCGACAAGATGGACCCGGCGTCGTATTACCTCGGCGCGGTCGGCCCGCACGTCACCTGGCTCGGCCAGCGGCTCGTGGCCCACGGCTTCGGCGGCCACTACACGACCGGCCCGGGCCCCACGTTCACCAAGACGGACCAGGCCGCGGTGCGCGAGTTCCAGCTCGCCCAGAAGTGGAAGGGCAAGGACGCCGACGGGTTCCCCGGACGTCAGTCGCTCACGATCCTCGCGGCCGATCCGAAGCCGAAGCCCCGCACCGTCGAGGTGGTCTCTGCGATCCAGAACATGGCGGGCAACAACGCGACCGGGATCAAGACCGCCAAGGCCCGCTGCGACCGGTACGTCGATGCCCGCAAGGCCACACCCGTGCACGTGGTCAACGCCCAAGAGACCACCGTCGTCAGCACGGTCCGGCCACGTCTCGACAGCGGACTGAAGCCGCTCGGCTACGGACGCTCGGCCGGCGGGAAGGGCCGCTACTGCTACACCCGTGGCGTCAAGATCATCGCGGCCACGTTGCTGACCGTCCCGAGCAACCTCTGGTATCGCAAGGACGACAAGCAGGCCGCGGCCGTCGTCTACGAGATCGACGGCGCACGCGGGCTCGACGTGTCCCTGCATCTGGAGTCAGACCTCGGCGCGGCGGCCGATGCGATCCGCGTCAAGCAGGCCGTGTGGATCGCGAGCGCCGCGCTCGACTTCGCGTCCAAGCACGGCGTGCCCGCCGGCAACGTGATGCTGTCCGGCGACACCAACAGCGAGGGCCTGGTCCTGCGCGCACTCGAAGCGCTCGGGTGGCGCAACGCCGCAGCCGGCACCAAGTACGAGGACGTCGCGACGTTCATCGGCTGGGACGGCCGGGCCGAGAAGCGGTACGACTACGCGTTCGTCCGCACCGCCGACGCCGTCGTGGAGTCGGTCGCGCAGAACGCATCCATCTCCGACCACGCCGGACTCCGCGTCCGGCGACTGCTCACCGCTGCCTGAGGAGGCACCATGTTCACTCGCAAGTTCTGGCGAGCCGCGTCCGAGCGCGCCATCAAGACAGCAGCCCAGACCGTCCTGTCGGTCTACTTCGTCGGCGACGTCATCTTCGACTTCTTCTCCGCCGACTGGCAGGCACTCGGCAGCGTCGCACTCGGTGGCGCGTTCTTCT